GTCGTTATTAAACCGACTCCGCAACTGGGCTGGCAGCTCCATAAAATCATCTTGGGCTGCCAATACGGCATTAACTGCCGAATGATAGTCCAAAACCCCTGTAAAATCCCCATACTGGGGACTTAACGGTTTACCTGGCAATTCGCCGGTTAAACCAAACTGACGTACGATATAATTTATATCGCACTCATCCTTAAAGTTCTGTTGAGCCAATGTAGGCTCGGGGCATGAAAGCCCAGTCTCATCAGATACTTTATCAACATCGTAATTATACGGTGTCCTTAAAAATGGCAATTTACGTTCTTTCATACTCATAGACCTAGTTCCGCCCCAATAAAATTGGTGCGGTTAATAATTTAACTTCTTTCCAAAATCTTCTATACGCTTCATTAACGGATTATTTTGCGGGGCAGAATTCATGCCCTTTTCTAAAATCCGTTTTAAATCTCTATACCAATAAGGATCGCTACTCGGTGCGATACCTTTTTCTGTTAATGCACCTAATGCTGATTGCTGTCTTGCTTGCGCTGCACTAGCCAACGCATTATTTAACTGCATCTTTATTAACGCATCAACTTGTTCACCATACTTTTGATAACCAGGCATTTTACTTAACTCTACTAAATTATTAGTATTAGTTAAATCTGCCTGAGCCAAAGTATTAGTCTCTTGAGCTCTAATTAATTTAGCTTGTGACTCTAATTGGTAGTTCTGCGAAGCACTGGCGGTTGCTGACCCTAATACATTCTGTATCGGGGCCATACTACCGCCTGGACTGCTTGCACCTCCCAATTTAGCACTAAGCATAGGATTTAAGCCTGAAGCAATTAAATCCTTTACCTCACGCTGATGAGCAGTATTACTCATACGCTCTTGAAAATCCATCATCTTCTGGGCTTGTTCGGCACTAGCTTTATTGGTTTGCTCTGCACCAATATAAGAACCGACAGCACCAATAGCTGATGGAATAAACGAACTCCAAGAAAATGGATTCGCAACCGCATCCGCCTTAGCAACTAAGTTCGGAATAACTGAAGCAGCGCTTTCTACAGCGCTGCTAATACCATCAAATAGTCCCATTAGAAATGATCGATCAAGCCAGGTACAGAGTACATTGGCATTGGTCGAGCCATAGTTATATCAAAGAAACTATCAAATAAAAACTGTTGTCCGTTTGCTGCAGCACCTACGGCAACAACACGATCAACTGGTGGTGTATCTTGAATAAACGTGTTATTCAAAGTTGGCAATGACGTAAACTTCTGAGCCAAATGCCAAGCATCTAAAGTACCACTTGTAGTTGATCTAAACAAACCTGTAATCATTGATGGCTTGTAACGGTATTCAGCCCAACGTTCTTGATAACCAAAAACGTCATTATCTGCTGAATTACCTCTAGCATAAATCTCTTTATTAAGAATCGCTTGTTCACCAAGCGTAGCAAATGCTGGAAAATAAAAATCATAACGTGTAGACCTTGACCACATACGTGGAAGGCCCTGCTGATATGTTAAATCAGCACGAACCGACACTAAACCAATAATAACGCCATGCTCTACAAAGCTTTGCGTAAATCCATGACCACTCGCGAGTGACGTGCCCATAGCTGCAAGATTGCCCAAAACTGTAGAACCTCCAGAAAGATTGGTCGCACTCGTCTGGGCAATAGGATTGATATTAACAACAGTGGAACCGCCACCAAGATACTCAGGACGCTGGAGACGAGCGTCTGGACTAATAACTCCAAAATGAGAGCGAATAATTTCAGTATAACGTGTACCTCCACGAGCATCCCTTTCCAATAATTTTTGAATCTGAAAAGATTGACGTAATTGATTTACAGTAGCAGCAGTTGCTGCACTTAAATCAGCATACAAACCAGACACACCACTAGTCACAACACCCATAACTTTGTTATCGGGTGCAGGTGAACCAACAGTCGGTGACGTGCCTACGTTTTGATTATAAGTACCTGTGTACGCATTCAAAATTGCACTACCACCAACTTCCGAACGTAAACCATAATTAGTAGTACCGTCCGATAAACCTAAGGCCTTGCCAGTACCATAAACCGGTGCAGATGTACCTAACGGCAATAATACTGCTGAACCCTTTTGAGGCCAAGGCAATGCACTTGTAAAATAATCATGCCTCTTACCACGTCTTAACAATGCATAATCAGTATATGTATCTGGACCATCACCTTTGTGAACGGTCACAGAATTCTGCATATTCTGATCTCTAAACCACTCGTTATAAATTAAATTATAAGCACGCGGCCAAAACGCACACACGCTTACTGTATTACCTGACCCTACTTGTCCAACGGTGGGTAAACCCATATAGTCATATAAACCGCCAGTAGGGAACCCGTTAGCAGGGCTAACAATTTGTGGCACAGTATAAGAAATAGAATCACCTGGATCTTCTTGTTCACCCATAAACTTCTGCCAATTATTCCAAATCAAACGATTAGGCACAAAGAAAAAGAAACTATCCATATGCATGTTATCCATGATTGGATATAACGGTGTAGCTAAACGGGCAAATGCCGTCATCTTTAAATTAAACGTATCGCCTGGTAGTACTTCGTCAACATACACAGGTATCAAATAGCCTGCATCAAAAGTAGTCTTATGAGTCTTTTGTGCTTTGAACTTACTGCGGGGTATATCCGCTTTAGGAATCATTGCAAACTGATGCACATCTACCGAGCGATTACGAAACATACTATCTCCTTAAGAATTACTTGATTTTTACATCTTTACCACGAACAATTACAGTAGGGTTATCCCTAATCTGATACTGTCCAGTACTGTCATCAAATACTCCTAATTCATACAAATCAAAATCATCTGGATGATTAAATAACTGATTATCCTTATCTTCACGATTTACTTCATCAGTAAACGATCTAATAGCAACTCCCAATGATTGTAAATACATTGGTCGACCAAACGCTTCCGCTGCAGTATCTCTAACACTAACAATTACCGAAATCATAACAACTCCTTAAATTAACTCACGTTTTAACAACTTCAACCGAGCCTTAGTTATTTGCTCTTTTACCAATAACCTGGCATCGGTATTATCTTCAAAGTTCGCTTTACCTAAATCTATACGCTTTTGCTGAACTTCTTCCCATTCAAATGGGGATTCCTTTGCATACTTCAAGTCATAATACTTAGGAGGCCTAACTTTCTTTCCATTAATAACAACATAATCATGAGGATAAACATCACTACGATATCTTTTGTACCATTCATACCCTATCCCTGGCTTTAACGACATCTTATTAAACTCGGGCTTTTTCTCTAAAATCTCACCAGTCTCTAAATCTGTAAACTTATAATGCATATCATGTTTACCTTGACCAGTTACTTTCTTCATTATGTACCTGGCGACATACGCTGCCGATTCAAAATTTACGTCTCCAACAGACGAATAGCCAAACTTCCATAATTTTTCAAGCTCTGCGGATCTAAAAAGCTTACTACCACTGCCCGTGGTTTTGAGGTACTTTCTATCTGAAAAATCAAATCCGAAAATGCAGGCATGGAAGTGAGGTCGGTCAAACAACTCACCATACTCTCCGCACATGTAAAATCTAATGTTAGCACCAAATTTCTTCCTAAACTTTTTCATAAAAAGTTGAAAATCACGATAATCTAACGACCTATTTCTAGGTAAATGTTCATCGTTATACGTTAACGTAATAAAACAATTCTTTTCATGAGACTTCGCTTCATGCAAACATCGCATAGCCCATTGACGGCTACGCTCTAAACGACACCCAACACACTGACCGCAAGGCAATGATAACGTTCGACTAATGTCGAAATACCGCCTTTCGCTAAAAACTACCTGTCCATCAACTGTCTGATATGCCGCTATCGGGTGATAGCATGGCAATTACAACCTCCAGCCACCACGCATTGGATTCATACGCATATTTGGGGCTTTTGTACGCCGTACGTTGTGTTTAAAATGCCGTGCCGACATCTTCTTATTTACAGATTTTCTACGTAGCATAACTTCTCCTTGTGGTCTTGGGTGTCACCTAGCACAGTTACATCAAGTTAGTCACTGTGCTTCGGGGGCCTTCGGCTCCCCGACCGGTGTTTCTGAAGGCTCAGAAATGGGCTTGGCAGCAACTAAACCTAATTTAGTTGCCTCTTCACGATTTT